AAGCTATTCAAGAAAGATTCTTGAATAGCTTCCCGATAACTGCGAAGGAGAGACTGCTGTGCATACTGCATAGCAGTCGGCTCAATCGCAATGATACGTGGAGTCTTCATCGTCTTAGGGACCGAAACTACCTTGACAGGAAGTTCGGCCTCGGGTTCGAGGAAGTCAACCTCGTCCAATTGTTCCCAGAAGGACCAATTGGGCAGAACCATTTCTCCATATGGAAAATATGGTTCAAGGCGCAGGGGCCATTGTAACTGGTGAAACTTTTGATTCCCATAAAGAGAATCAGCAGTAGCACCCGGTCCATGCTTCGGGAGGAGCCGCCCATAGTAGATATCGCTATCTACTTTGGAAAAGCTCGATCCGAAAAGGAGGGTCCGAATTCTTTGGAACTGGGGGTAGTCCCTAGTTTCCAAACCCTCCCTGACTTCCTGCTCACACTCAAGAAAAGCCGAAAACGCCTTCGCTTCACGCTTGGGCGCACAAGGAAGTAGGATCTTGCTATAAAGCAGTGTCAACTGCCTTATGGACAGGATCGCATCCTTATTCGGCTCACTGAGTAGGACACCCGTCCTACGGTCAAAGACGAGACAAGCGAAACCCCGTAGAAATGCGGGGAGACGCCCGTTTTTCTTAAAACTAAGAAAAACGGAGTTGTCGACATAACCACGCTCGAGACTCAATTCAAAGTCTTTTGCGAAGTTAGGTAGGGTTATCGTGAGAAACGATAGACCCTCCATCTTTGACCGCTCCTCGACTGTTTTAAAGTCGTGGTGGGCGCTAGTGCAACATCGCATCGCCAATTCATCAGCGATGCTCTTCCAGAGTACAATTAGGCTTTTCACCGAACCTCCTAATAGAGGACAACGGTCCTAAGCCAACGTGCACTCCCTGACGACCGATGCGTGGAGTCTCTTGAAGCTCTTATGGATCAGCTTGAGTAACCGCAAGCGGTTAGCTCTCGCCTCCAAGGAGCTTCTTGAGAAGCGCATCGGTTGTCGCACTCCACGTGCCCTTGAGGCCGTTGAAGAGCGACAGTTCGTCCGTCGCAGAGAACTGCCCTGCCGAAGGAACATCGAAAACCAAGTAGCATGACATGCTACGAGGTGACGTTGTTCCGGTGACGAGGGTAGACCCTGCGTTGTCGCTGTAATCACAGCGAAGGGTTCTCCGTGTCCGCTTCCCGTACTGATGGGCTGCGGTTACACGAAGAAGACTCCCAGAATTCACCGAGAGCGGTCCGGCCTGGTACACAGAAATCGCACCCTGCTGAGAAACGCGGGGAAGCGAAACTGCGCCAGCGTCGAAAGCCGCGCCCGGTGTTAGGGAGATTGGATCAGTGAACATTGACGTACTCCTTGTGCGTTGATGGGCAGTGAACCTACCGCACGACTCTGGTGATTCCAAGAGCCGCTGCTATGGCCAGTTGGATGGGCGAGAGTCCATCCCAACTTACGCCAAAACCGAAGGGGTTCGCCTTGACCCGTTTCTTGACTGTGGTTCTCACAGTCAACGGGGCAACGGTGGGATAAGGCGGTTTGAATGCCGCCAAAACGGACGGATCCGTAGGTGTGAATAACACCTTCCCTGCACTATAAGTATCTGTGACGGTTGTTGTTTCCATCACATACCCGTAGCGCAGAACCGTGCCGTACTCGGCCAGTGAACTCAAGTTCTTGACGAAAGAACCTGCGTTACTGAACCAATCTACGGCCCAGCTCCAGGGTGTGAGTTGCCATAACGTATTCAAGTCCGGCTCGCTTCCAAGAAGCTTTGCCGTGAGCTCGATCCTATCTTGCCTGTTCCCGGTCTCGTACCAGGGAGGCAACTGATAGGTGAAAGCTCCGCTGAACCAGATTTCTCGTTCAACGACTCGACGACGTATGGTCTCATACACTGGAAAAGCGGGAGCAGCGCCTCTCAGGAGTACAGAATCTCCAATGACCCCAGTTATGGAGCCAACAGGAGAAAAGACACCTGAGAGGACAGATTCACTCTCGCTTCTTTCCTTGGGGAAATGAAACTGCCTTCTAACGTTACGACCAGAATCACGTATGAACTGGTCAACACGTCTATCTAGAGCATGAGTGGCCTTAAGAAAGCCAGTCATGTCTGAGATAGTTGGACGAATGCCGAAGATGAGATTAAGAAACTCATCAGCACCTCCGGCCACCGCCTCCAAAGCTCGGAGACGGCTCTTCCAAAGACCTACCCCAGGAATTGCGGGTACGTCTTGAAGAAGTTCGCCAATTGAAGCAGCAGCATTAGCAATCTGGTTGCCCGGATTACAGGCAGCAATCGCAACGGTGCCCTTTTGTTCCAGTTCACTCCTTGAAGAGGAGAGATCAGCAACAATTGGATACACCTGCTTGAGAAAGCTGTCCAACGGGTGACCTGTGGAATCCTGGAAACCGTTCGCAACGAACATTTCGCCTTCAACCCAATAGTATTTGGGCTGACCGGAGAAAGGTCCGACGAACACGGAGTGATGAGGAAATTTCTGACTCAGCACTTCCGTTTTCCGAGAAAAGAACTCGGAACCAGAATCCACGAAGGCCCCTCCTTTTGGAAGAGGCCAACGATTGCCATCCGACTCAGTGATCTGAGTTCCATAACATGGGGATTTATACACAGCCGGTTGCGACCAGACATTGGTCGCGGTTGTGTGTTGTCTCGAGATAGAAACGAGACTCGGCCCTGGAAGCTGACGCCTCCTGGTCGATCCAGATGTTATGAACAAGGAATAGCTCCTTCGATAGTTTACATATACAAATGTATATGTAAATGATACGGTGGTGCACTGCGCACCCCCCGCTCCACAGCGGG